CATAGCGTAAGTTAATGCCATCAAGTGCTTGCATCAAAGCAGGAACTGCTTTCGGTGCGTTAAATAAGTCAAATTGCTGATGCTTGTCACAACTTAGATTAATGAGCCCAATGCCTATCTTGTAATACCTTACACCTTCTCTAAATAATTTAGGTGCAGCAGCTGTCATCGCTCTGGTCATTTCGACAGAGCAGTTAGTAGCACAGGGGAAGTGAACAATAGATTTAAAACTTGCAGGATGTTCGTCGTAAGGAGAATTGCTGGCGAACAATAGCATTGATTTACAACTTGAGCCTTGCGCCCTTGCCTTGGATGCGGCAATTGCGACATGTTTACTCAAGGCCTGCAGGAGTGAATCAAAATCCATAATCCTTTCGCCAACTGAACGGGTGGAGAATATCTGTTGCTTATCCGCTCTGGCTTGGTCCCATTGTTTACATTCTTGTCCATTGAGTTCACGCACTGTGCGTTCAACCTCAATGCTGAATTGCTTTCTCGCAAGTCCTGCTGGCATTTTAGCAAGATCTAGCGCGGTGTTGATGTTCATTAACTCAAGCTTTTTACTAATCCGCCGACCAATTCCCCACACCTCACCAACTGGTGTTTGCTTTAAAATGGCTAGCCGTTCTGTCTCATTATCAATGACACAAACACCGCTATAACCCGGTAACTTTTTAGCTGCGTGGTTGGCAATTTTTGCCAGCGTTAGGCTAGCAGCAATGCCAACACATACAGGTAAGCAAGCCTCTTTCCATACTGCACGGCGGATTAACTGTCCTTGTGTTTTTAGGCACTTAATCGCTGGATAACAATGCTTGAAGGATAGAAAGCTTTCATCGATAGAATACACATGCTGATCCGGAGCAAACCGACCAATAATTTCCATCATCTTAGACGATAGGTCGGCGTACAACTCATAATTTGAAGAGCAAGCAATTACCCCGAGTTTCTGACACTGATCTCTTACTTGAAAGTAAGGCGCAAATTTAGGTATACCAGCTTCCTTGGCTTGCCTATTCGCTGCAACGATACATCCATCGTTATTACTTAATACGATTATTGGTTTACCGCGCCAATCTGGTCGAAATACTTGCTCTGCACTGCAATAAAATGAGTTCGCATCAACTAAGGCATACATAGTTGTGACGCCAATATAGAGCAATGGGTGTGCAGCCTAACTGACCGAGTTACAACCCCTTCAATACGGAAGTCATCGTAATCTTTAATCTCAACAGCCTGCTGTTGTTCATTAGACGATAAAAGCATTTTTCGGGCTTTATCGTAGATTTTACACACAAACTCGCTGTTCAGCGTTGCAACGATAACGTTACCTTGCTGAGCTGTAATATGCCTGTCCACAATGAGTACGTCACCGTCAAAGATGCCAACGCCTTGCATTGAATCCCCCTGCGCTAAACCAATATAAGTAGCGCTAGGATGTTGCACTAAAAGCTCGTCAAGACTTAAACCGAGCTGTGTGTATTCTGCTGCAGGGCTTTCAAAGCCATGAACCCCAGCGTGTGCTGGTACAGCTATAAAGGGCAAAACACGCATAAAAGCACCAAATCACTGTATACAATTACAGTGATTATAGCGTTTGAGTTGTAGTTAGCAAATTTTGAATGGTTTAGTTATCAGTTAACTGATTACTAGTCCTGCCATTTATTGAAAATACTATGCTTTCTGAAGCGCTTGCGCTTTGGAAGTCCTTAGTACGATCAACCTCGATGAACTCTCCAATCTTATGTTTAGTTACTATCCATGCATGATAGGTATCACGATCAAGCGATGCCATCATTTTACATTTATCAATAGCCTCGCTTTCACTGGTGAATATGCCAACTATCTCCTTCCAGTAAACGCCTTGCTGCCTAACTATATAAATAATTTGACTTTCAGAATGCAAAGGAACGGCATCATGCTCACTTGCTTCGGTATAATTTTGGATATTATTCATGATGTTTGGCTCTTAAATTTCGCTATCAGCATACTAAACTCATCCCATAGGCAATGTCTATTCCAGTTGGGACGAACAGAATCTTAAGGCCGATCTTCTTGGCGTAGTAATACTCGGCGGTGGCGCCAGCTGATTTGCGCCAACCGGGCAACATCACTATCTCACTGCAAGCGCGGATCATTGCGTAACAGATATCCATGTACTGGGGTTCAGTTAGCCCAACGGGCAACCCTGCAGAGTGCAACACTACTCTTCCCGTTGCGGCTAGTTCCTGTGATGCACTAAAGAACGCCAGCTTATTGGTCTCAACATTGCCACTTATTGGCCCAGCGATATAGGTGGCAATCACTTGCCACCTCGCTTATTAAACCTGTATAGCTTTACATAGCGCTTAAAAAATAGCGGGATCAACCCAATGCAATGAGTTCTGATCTTGTCGTGTTGCTTAGATATATCCGACAAACACTCTTGGCAAACCTCTTTAATGTCAGCGGTTTGATATTGTCCGCTTAGTGGGGTGGTTGGCTTCTTGGCACTACAAATATCACAGGCCATTAGCATTACCTCCAAACAGTGCCTGGCGATAACACTTAAGCTCGGCGATTGATTCTCTGATATCAGCCAATGCTTCATGCTTATATTGCTTGGCTGCTATCGCCTCTTTGGCTAGTTCTGGCGCCCATGCCATGGCAGCGAGTGCCAAGGCTGAAATATCCAATTGACGATAATGCATGAACTGGTGCAGCTCTGGCATTTGGCAAAGTATGAACGAACGGTCAAACATGATGGAGTTACCAGCGAAGATCACCCCTTGTTTGGTTTCTCGGTCATATGCCTCAATACCCATTTGGCGAAGATGGTGGATGATCTGCTGTTCAGCCTCAAGTAACGACCAAGCAGACTGACGTACTTCATCAAGCAAGCCGCTCTTGGTGTGAGTATCAATAGCCCATTGATGTGATCGGCTAATTGCTGCCTCATCTTGATGGATCACAACTCTCAGCGCAGAGCCAACCTGATTGAGTTCTCGATCGGTAACGACTAAGGCAATTTCAAAAATTGGGTAATACTCCATACCCAACTGACCGTTATCAAGGCGACCATTAAGTCCGCCAGTTTCAATATCGCCAAATAAAAAGTAACTATTCATGGAAGTGCTCCTTAATTTCCTTGCCTATTTGAAACTGAAATGAATTAGGTTCATCAGGGTATAAGATTGGCCTCATCGTACCCTCAACGACATGGAATAGTGACATTAGCCATTCCATTGGTGCCCATTTAGTCGCCACCCAGAAGTCACCTTCTATATCGCCAAGCCATACAGGGATGCCATAATATTTCCCATGATGACTAAAACCCTCCGCTATAGCCTGTTGTTCTGTCATGTAGCCAACCGCTTTTAAAACCTTCGCTTTTATCATTAAATATCTTCCCTTTGTGAAGATGCATAAACTAACCCGCAAACCAATTACACCGACGGTTTAGGCTGTTTTACAATTAATTCCTGTCTTGGCACTGTCTTGATTCATACGCCCAATAAATGGGTTATAAATTGCCATTAAATGACTGTGCCACAACTCAATTGCTGCTCTCTTTTGGTCGGCTAAATAGGTATGGATATACGCTTGATCTAGCTTGGTCATCGAGTGGTTTAACATCTGCTCGGCAACCATGTAATCAATGCCTAAGTCAGCCCAACACGACCTTGCTAGCTTACGTAAATCATGGGCCGTCCATTCACTGTTACTCACCTGCTTAACCAAACTATTAGCACCCCGTTCATCTAATCCACCATTGCGACAAGGATGCGGAAATAAATATCCACCGCGATACCCTGCTGCTTCCTGCGTGGATTTATGCCAACGTAATACATCAGCCATTAATGGGGTGATCGGGATAGTCAGTTGGGCATGTGTCTTAGTAATGTCGGCAGGGATAACCAACTTAGCATTGGCCTCGTCGTAATAGGTCCAGCGCAGTAAACGGGTTTCCCCGATGCGGGTACCGTAAGCCAACATGATAAAAATCAGCATAGCGGTGCCATCGTTAGCGTTACCGATATTCGTCAGCAGTTGCAGCAGATCAGTGGATTGTAATTTTGGTGGCTTAGTCACAATGGGGGTCGAGATAAAATCGGTAAAACTCAATGATGCCAGCGGATCATCACTAATCAACTTAAGCACTGTCGCCTGTTTAAATGCCTTACGTAAAATCGCGTAATACTGGCGAACGCTGCCCAATGCGTATCGAGCCTGCAGGGGCCAAATCAATAACTCATCAACCTTATGATGATTAAGCTCACTCAGCATCACATCACCCAGCACAGGAATTAAGTGTTTAGTGATGGCGCACTTGATGTTGCGTTTGCGCTTCAACGATAAACTGGTGTCTGTTTGTGACCGGCTTAAATACCAATTCAATAACCCGCCGCAACTTAGCCAGGTATTAACCTTCACACTCTGATCTTGCCTATGCTGCATGCTGAGCGACGGTAAATCATCCAGCATGGCCTTAGCGCTCACTAGTGGCCAGTCGGCAACCTTAGCCCAATTCGCCTTGCCATCTTTATAGGTGATTAAGTGCCAGCTACCACGGCTGCGTGAACTCGCCAACCGTAGTCTCAGCGGAAATCTTGGGTCCCTGATTTCAGTAATAGACTTATCGGCAACCGCCCGTTTAATGGCGGCGTCACTTAACGCAATACAGGTCACGGCCATTAGTCACACCTCAGGTTAGTGCGGCAATCCGCGTAAAAATACTCGATCGCAATAGCTTCTTTATCTGCAGGTGATAACCCAACCTTAAACAAGTCAGCAGTCAGTTTTTCAATCAACTCAAACTCAGTCAGGATTAAGGATTGCTGCAGCTTAATCAGCTCATTATTGGCCGTTATATTCACGCCAAAACCGCCGCATTTATCACAGCAATGCAGCTCAAACATCGGCCTAACTTTGCCAACGCCGCGGCAGGTTCTGCACTTTGGCAGCGCATTGATCTGGCGTTTAATCGCCTCTTTGGCAAGCACTAGCGCCTTATACTCAGGTGTTGATAACACACCGTCTTTACAGAGCAAGTCAAAGCGTTCATTCAATACTGACTGCTTAGCGAGCACTGCCATCAAGCGTTTGTTCTGGCGTTCGAGTGGCTCGATGCGGTGGCTGTCAGCATTACCAATCGCGGCATTAGCATCTAATTCATCACGGATCACCCGCACTGCAGCTTCAACGCCACAAGCCAAATCAACCGATCCCATAGACTCGAGTTGTTCAGCCTCTTTAACTAGGCGCTTAACTAAGTCGTTTACTGTCTCAATCATTTAGATAGTGCCTCAGCTAGCGCTTTATTATGCTCATTAACCGCTTTCGCACACTCTTCAGCGCTATCAAATTGATACACAAACTCTCGTCCTTGGCCTTCATCATGGGCATAAAAGTGAGCAAAGGCGGTGCGGCGTTCTATCCTTGTGACTTTCTCAAGTTCTTGCTTACTCCAGCGGCGAGTGTGCCTTGTGGAAAGAACGCGACCTTGCTGCCAAGGGACGTCATTAAATGTAAGTCTGTTATCTGGCGCACTCATTAGTTCACCTGCTCATTTTCAGCAGCGACTAAGCGCAATACCCGCTTTGCATGGCGTTCGGCATCGGCTTGATGATGATGCAGCGTGTCGACGCCACTCATGTACTTGTCGTAAAAATGCTGGCTAAATTGTTCTGCAGTGATCTTGGTACCGCTTAAATCACAAAACGATTTAGTCAGCTGCTCAACCGTGTTCAACATCTTTCCGGTACCGCAGCAATGTAGGCACTCACCATTGCGGTGATAATTCAGCTTAGTGCCATGGCACTTAGTGCAAACGCGGGTTCCGCACACTTCATTCACGGCCAGCTTTGCCAACGCAGTCGCCGCAACAGGCCTAAAGTCGGTTTCATACTGTTTAGCCAACGCATTGATCAGCAAATTCTCGGCATCGATATCGCCGCAAATACTGGCCTCTAATACTTTAACGCCGACTAAATACTTACCCTGTACCTGTGCGACAACACCCATAGCATCCTCCTTACTAAATACCCCTTTGCCACCGACTGCAGCGCCAATCGCAACACCGCGGGGCGACAGCAACTCAAATAAGCGCTCTATCGATATCATCTGTCAGTCCCTTGAGGTGATGGCACAGTCGGTGCCGCACTTTTATGAATAATGGCCAGTGCCATGCTAAATACACGACTCTCTTTCGATTCAAGCGGATCAATGCGCGATACCGAGCTTTCAGGCTTACGAGTCACATCTTCTCTCACCAGTTTTCTTAAATACAACGCATCACTGAGTGTGGAATTACTAACTCCAGCCTCTTTACACGCCTTTAAAATGGAATAGCCGCCAACATATAAATCAATGGCCTTTTCAAGATTTGAAGCACATAAAACCGATCTATCACGGAAAACCCCGCGCTTTTTGAGCGCTCTAGTGAGTGCGCCTTTGCTAACATCAGCACGCTGGGCAGAATCAATGACCGATAACTGTTGAGTGACATAGAATGCGATCGCTTTATCAATGCGCTCATCAAACGATAATTTTAGAGTTGTCATTATTCCCCCTGCCCAAACATGGCGATCAGTGCAGCATCGCGAGTATCGGCATTGCTGCGCCCCGTCCAACCGGTGATCTTGTTAAAATAAACACTGCTATCCTTGGCTTTTTTAATAGGACCACGCAGCGGCTTTACCAAAGTGACTTTGATGCCCTTATCCTCAAGCACTTCTTTAATCAGTCTGGCCGTGGCTTTCACCTTGCCTAGGTCCTCGGCAATACTCATGTTCACCTTGGCGTTAGATCCGCTTTGGCTAGGTGCATGGCCAACGTAGGCAAGCAATGGGTTTTGCGCTTTAGCCGACTGTCTTAAACGCTTAGGAAATACCGGCTTCTTGTTATCCACATCTTCAAGCAACACAACGTATGGCATCCAACAATTGCTGATAACAAACTCAATCAGCTCACTAAACCCCATACTTTTAAGCGTCACTATTTCGCCGTTTACGACAGACGCCACACCGCTTTTAGTGAGGTCAGGATCAATACCGATTCGAATCACGCCACTACCCCTCTAAAATGCTTCGACTGCTGTACTAAAAACCGATTAGCCTGAAAGCGACCATCGCGCCCACCAATGGCAAATAAGCGTTCGTACTCGATCGACACTGAATGCTTAAACTGCTGAGGAATAACAGCCATGTGCTTTTGAATCCGTTTGGCATCTGAATCACCACTACGGCAGTGATAAAACAGCGGGTATTCACGCGCACACCGAAAGCCTTGTGCGAGTAGATCAGCGGCAGAGTACTGAGTGGGCACAAACAACACCGCATCGTTAACGGCATCTTGGACCGTTGTGTTCGCAACGCTAGCTGAAGCCTTTGGCGCCACAATCGCGCTATAAAAATCAGGCGCATCTGCAGGTAACGGTTTAATTGCCAGAGCCATTGGCAGTCCTTAGCCCAAACTTTTGGCGCAGATCAGCAATAATCGAACATGCCTTTTGATTTTCTACTGGTTTGTTTACAGGGGCAGCAAGCGCCTTAGGAATGCACGCATCAAAGCTTTCGCCCTTCACCGCGCGGCGGCACATAACCTCATAGTTGCGTTTAAACAAGGGCCATGTTTGCTGCTCAGTACGGTTTTGCAGCTCATACCAACCCGTTTCACGGCCAGCGGCAAATACAGCGCCATGGCTCCAATTGTGCTCACTCGGCCATCGACCATGTGAACAACACTCCCGGTAAGCTTGTTCTGCACTAGGCAAGCCCAACTGTTCAGGCGTAGGCGTACACATAGCCACGAACTCCGCAGGGTTAACGCTCCATGGCGCGGTCGCTGCGCGTTGTTTAAATGCCTCAATACCGATCATCACCTCACTAACACTCAAACCTGCCTCGCCAATTTTGCTAACAAACTCCGCCACTACACTGCCAAGCTCAGCACCAAACCGATTGCTAAAATCACGACTGTACAGGTTCATAGTCGGCATCAATTGTGTGGCCACCACCGTGGTGATCTGTTGACTGCTCGAGTTGCTCTGCCATTTCCCGCAGTTCGCGGAATACTCTGGCTGTGGGGTTCTCATAGCGTTGATTGTGTGCGGCAGAATCGTTTGCAGTGGTTTCATGTGATGTTCTCGCTAGCAGTTTGGCGTTAAGTTTGTCCCATTGTTTACGTAGGGTTTTGGGGCATAACACATTGCTTGCCCAAAATGAGTCGGTATTGGCAAACTTAAACAGCTTGCAGATTTCATGGTGAGTGCGTTGGTCTTGCACGCGCATTAAGCGCACTTGGTTTGCCCAGTCAGGCCAGTTAGGCTGCTTTGCAGTGGGGTTAACAATCAGGACTTTGTTGAAGATGTACTCAGCACAGGTTAAATCGTCCTGAGTGCCCCAAAGTTTGCCATTCGGAGTTTGAACAGCAGCATCAGGTTTTAATGGTTTGTCGGTCATTGCGACAGCAATGTTCGACGAAGAGATCTTTTGTATTTCTTTTGTATTAGTGTCTTTCTTTTGTGTCTCTCGGTTCTGACAACCTACGATGTCGGTTTCGACAATGCCATTGTCAGAATCGACAATAATATTGTCAGTTTTAATAGTGGATTTTTTACCGTTAATCGAATGCGACTTCTTGTCTTGCCAAGCCGAAACAATCGGGTTAACACCAACTTTACGGCCATCTTTTATGATGATATCGCGCGCAGTAAGTGACTTAATCGCATGACAAATATTACTCGTTGTAATGCCAGTCATGTCGGCTAATTGCTCTAAGCAAACCCAATCAGTGGCCTTGCCATAGCCGTAGGTTCTACGGATCACAGCAAACACGACACGGCTTTCACGATCACTCAATTTCGTTCGGCACAGGGCATCCACCAGCGTATTTGATAGTCGTAGATACCCATCATCCAAATCTGCTTTCACCACCCCACCCCGCGTTTGCTGTTTGTGCTCAGCAACGGGCCGTAACGGCACCACATTGCTGCCACCAGCATCATGATTGACGCTAAGTTCTTGTTCTTGTAACATCTGCCTTACCTCGGCTTCTTGTAACGTTGCTCGGTATTAAGCCCATGGCCTCCACAGCTCTAGTGGGCTTTCTTATTTCAACTGCACTGCACTACCAGAAAACTGATACCCCGCATCCAGTACCCGCGCCGCAATAGCTTCTGCACTCGTAGTCGGTGACTGCCTGATCACATTCGCCAGCAAAGCAATGTCTTGATTGCGCTCAATGCAAGCGAACTCGGAAATTTGTTGATTACGCTCAATGCGAGCAAACTCAGCATCTTCTTCTGGGGTGTAGGGAATATTTGCGCAGGAGTTATCAGTTAACTGATTTGCTGATGGTTCGTTTTGATTCATTGTTGAGGTCTTGATCATTTTTTTGCGCGTAAAAGCCAGTGTCATTTCTAATCTCGTGGCTTTTCTTTTTGAAACCCAACTACAGTCATCAGGATCTTTAAAAAAAATCAGTCCATACCACTGATCTGATTTATCAATACAAATGGCACGACCATCCATTAGATCAACCATCGATTCTGAAAATTTAGTAAGGCGAATCTTAGTAAATTTAGACATCACGCTCTCCCATTAGCCTTTAGGCGCTCATAGTCATGGCGACAGTCGGCATCACAAAAGTGACTTGCGCCTGTAATCTTGGTTAAGCAATAGTGGCATCTGCCAGTAAACGGCAATGACGGCTGGCGAACGCCTAGCGCGGCCTTGATGTGAATGTCGTTCTCAATGGCAGCTACATCTGCAATATCACTCATTGGATAAGCTCTTTTTGAGTTTAGGTGTCGGGAATGGATCGCTAATCGTTGTTGTGCGAATCACTCCATCGCGGTAGCTTTCATCGAGACAAGGACAGGGCAATTCCCGCACTTGGCTGCTCACCACGGCTTTAAGCGACAGCACTTCGCGCACTGTGTTTGTCAGTTCGCGGCCGATACGTTCAAACTCGTCAGGCGTGATCACCCCATCAGCGCGGGAGTCGCGAATTTCAGCCAATGCAATACCCATCTGTTCGCTAATCAATAGCAGCTGATCGCTCAACTCTTCATCGCAGTTAACCGCGGCAGGCAGCTTAACGAACACGCCACCACGGCTATGGCACCACGCCGACACAATACGGTCGTCATCGGCCAACTCAGTTAGATGAATCGCATCACGTAAGTACAAGTGATTACTGTCGTTATCAGGGTTGAGCTTGTTGTACATAACGCCAGGCTGCTGGAATAAATCCTTCGCTAGCTTATCTACACCGTAATCGTGCCCAAGCGCATGGGCGGCATATAGTGGATCGGTACATGAGAGACTTTGGCGCTTTAATGTGAGTTTACTCATAGGGTTAGTTATCCTGTTTGTAAGTTAACTAGGCAACTTGGTTTGATTCACTGATTGGCTCAGGGAACACATCGGAAAAAGAGCACTCAACACCAGACTGATTAAGTGCCTTAACAATTTCCCAGCAGGTACTTAGATCGATATTTCTGATCCCTGACTCGTAGTTGCCAACCGCACCCTGAGTTTTGCCAATCACCTTGCCTAGCTCAGATTGAGATAGGTTCGCTTTTTTACGATAAGTGGAAATATTGTTCATGCTATCCAGTCTCGACATTGATTTAATCACATTAAACACGAAACGTGTTTATAAGTAAACACAAAACGAAAAAATCAAATATCACATAGCGTGATATTCTTAATGCAGAGTTCTTGAGTTGGTGGATGTAATGGAATCAGAAGATTTAAAAAAGAAAGTCGGCCAAAATATCAAACGGCTTAGAATCGCTGCAGGCATTAAAAGTCAGGCTGAACTTGCAACTTTGTGCGGTTGGAAATCACAGTCCCGCGTAGGCAACTATGAAGCGGGTACTAGAGCAGTGAGCGCGATTGATGCAGGCGTACTAGCTAAAGTGCTTAATGTCACACCCGCAGAAATTCTTTATGGTGAATCCAATAAAGCAGGTTATTTTGTAAGAGAATCAGGCCCATCAAAAAACACTGAATCGAATGCGCAATGGCATGCAGGTTTTGAGCTATGGGATGGCGATACACCATTAAGGGATGACGAAGTGGCCTTACCGTTTTTTCGTGAAGTAGAATTGGCCGCTGGCAATGGATCGACCTTTGTGCAAGAGAATGGCGGCTGCAAGTTACGCTTTGCTAAATCGACCCTTAAAAAGAGCAATGTAGATCCACAACATGCGGCCTGTGTGACCGTTTCTGGTAATAGCATGCTGCCAGTGCTTCGCCACGGCACTACCGTCGGCGTTGATACCAGTAAAAAATCTATCATTGATGGCGAAATGTATGCCATTGATCACGACGGCATGCTGCGAGTAAAAATGCTCTATCGCACACCTGGCGGTGGCGTTCGCATCAAAAGCTACAATAACGATGAGTTCCCTGATGAATTTATTCAGCCGGACAAAGTCAGTGACATTAAAATCATCGGCTGGGTGTTTTGGTGGTCGGTGTTAAACGTTTGGAATAACTAGCAAATACTTAAAAGGATTTTCAATGAGACTTATCACTACCCCACTCCTTTTAGCCTTGCTCACTGGCTGTGCCACCTCTGCAGTGACTATCGACAAAGCCGTACCTGTGCCAGCTGAAAGAGTGTTGCTTAAAGCCGCTGACAACACAAACGCCAAAATCACCATTATTCGTGATAGCGGTTTTATGGGTGGAGGTTGTTATGTTGATGTCTACTTAAACGATTCATTAGCTGCCAAACTAGATACCGCTGAAAAAGTCACTTTTAACGTGAGCTCTGGTGAATTGATCTTAGGCTCGCAGTCTTCAGGTAGCGCTCTCTGCAATGGCGCCAGTATCCGCCACTTTGAAAGCAGCATAGGCCAAGGTCAGCACAAACTATATCGAGTGATGACAGACCAGAACGGCAATCCACAAATCATATCAGGCGGTATTGCGCCAAACTAAAGTTAAATAACAAGGAATAGTGATGATCAAGATTGAACTGACTGAAAAACAATTTGAGGCGTTATCTAAAAAGAAACTGGCCGATGTTGTAACTCTTTGTGACACGGTTAACCGTTTGAAGCAGACCACCCCAAACATGGCGCCATTTTTAGATAAGTTTCTGAGTAATGAAACCACAGAGGTCATCTATAACGGCGGATCAAATGCAGGTAAGCCACGTAAGCTCATTTTGCAAAACATCAAATCAGATGGCGCGTTCAGCGCCTTCTGTATCGACTCCGATTCGAGCAAATCATTCAAATTAGAAAAGGTCGAGTTAATCGACTAATCACCTAAATTACTCTTCTTTACTAGCCACCGTCATGGTGGCTTTTTCTTGCCTGCATATCACAAAATATCCCGAAATGAAGATATTCGAATAGTTCTGAACACACTCACAACAAAATTAAACACATTTCGTGTTGACATTAAAAACACAATGCGTGATTATCTAGCCATCGGTTAGCGAAAACTAATCACGCTCTTTAACAATCTGGCCCATGAACGACTAAACCCGCCTAGAGCGGACTAGGTCACTCCAAGTGTCTCGGTGATGGAGGACAGAAATTCACCGAAAACAGACCTATACACCGCTATTGGCGACCGGACTGTTTGAGTGGGAAGAGCCCATAAGAACAGGTACTAAATGGTTTCACTGCGAGCATGACCCAAATATGTGTATAGCCCCGCCAACCATCGGCGGTGTGGTAGATGGACAATCGCCTTGGCAACAGGGCGCATTGGGAAGGTGGTTGAATAGTAAGACTCGACTACCGACTGAGCCAACCGTGGCGCTATAGGCTCCACCCTTTCGGTAACTGGAAATGAGCGCCAGTCAGTCACCTTCACCAATGCGACTTACAAGCCAGCCTGCGGCACCAGCAGGCATACCGACAGAGGATAAGCCCATGTGACTAACTAGCCGTTAGAAGCGGCCAATTAGCGAGCAACCCGTAAGAGATGCCCCGAGTAGCACAAGTGTTGCTAGCCAGAGTCATTCACTGGTCAGGGTTAACAACAAAGTAATGCAGGTAAAGCAGTGCATACACCTAGAGGATGCACACCTGTTATTAGCGGTATAACGCGACAGAACGACGGCACTAGGGCGCCGGATGACGTAACCGGCAATCAATAAAATCGAACCATCCGGAATTACCGGATAGTTCAAAGATGTTCACCTGCAGGACGCGAAACCATGAATCCCCAGCAACAGAAAGCCCAGCAACCCGACTTCCTCGACTTAGTGCTAATGCTACTCGCCAAGTTGATCCCGTTTGACCTGTTATAACGCGATACCTTCCGTTTAATTTCTAGCCTTTAAAACCTAACCACAATTCAGCGAGGTGACCTATGCAACACCCAATCGCAGCGCAATCATGCGCCATTGCGCAAGATAAACGTGCCACAACCGAAGCGCAGTTGCTAATGCACCTTGGCATAGCCTGTCGCCTCGCCCAATTAACCAACTTAATGCACTGCCCAACCGTCATTCAGCGCAAAAATGCATTAGAGCAATATCTGCAAAACAACATTTGCACCTATGCATTTCGCCAGCGCTTCCACGTCACCAAGTTGGATGAAAGCCCGTTAAAAACAACACAACTAAACGAAGTGGCCAACATTCAAATAACTCGTAGTGGCCGCGTAAAACTCACCCGCGTAGCCCTGCCTATCGCGACCGAAATCACCATCAGCGACCGAACCTGCAGCTGGATTAATCGCTGCTTTCAACATCAAGTCATTAGCAGCCTAAAGCAGGTGCCCCATGTTTGATGCACAGGCCCATGCCACCAGCGAAAAATTAGTGGGAATGCTCGCGAACGAGCTTAAGCAAGAGGCACAATGGCGTAAACGTGAAAATGCCATGTCCGCCCACTGTGACCGTTCGATAGCCGAGTTAAACCAGTTGATCATCGACTATCCCGAATCAAAACACACTTGGGTGCGACTGATTGAAAGCTGGCAAGAGATAAAACAAAAACACGGCCAGCGCAGCGCGCAAGACCTGCTCAACGCTGAATATGCACGACTCGCCAGCACACCAAGCTAAGCCCCCAATGTGAACGTGTAAGTAATCCTTACAAGTTCAACGCAAACCAACCGTATTCCATCTATCAGCCTAGTGAGCAATCACCAGTTTGGAGTTAACCATGTTCTTCGTATACGGCGTGTCCATGACCATAGCTAAAAAAGAAGCGGCTAAAAAGTGCAGCGTATACGAAGGCGTACAGCCGAAGCGTCGCGAACTCAGCCCCGCGGAATACCAAGCCAAGCTAGATGAAATGGCAAAGGCCAAGTTTGAAACCATGAAGCCACAAAAGCTGTCGCACTCGCTCTCAACGCCTTCGCTCTGCGCACAATACATTGAGCTAGCTAAAAAACAGGACCAATGCCGCGACCTGCACGTTCGTTACCGCAAACCTACAGGCAAGGTTAACCCCAAGACCAAGAAAGAAATTATCTCTTGGCAAGTCTACAACGGCGAAATCGCCGCGTAACGCAACCCTAAGTGCAGTAAAAACAGAGCAGAGAGCAGCCATGAAAATCATATTTAACAACAAATATTTAGCCATGTTAGCCGCATTTGTAGCCAAGCAAGATGTGCGCTATTACCTCAACGGCTTTCACGTAAAGCCGCACCCTGAAAAGGGTGTAATCCTCACCGCCACCGACGGTCATACACTCGTCACCATTCACGATGCTGAGGGTGTTAGCGACGGCGAATACATCTTCCCAATCAGCAAAGCACTGTTATCAGCTGCAAATGGAAAGCAAGTTCCGTCATACAGAATGACGACTAAAAACGTGGTGATCATCGACGGCATCGCCATGGTAACGGGGATTGATGACATTCAAGATTGGCTAAATAACTTTGACGATATCAATGAGCACGCCGTTAGGGATTTAGTTACATACCTAGAGTTTATTAACCCCATAGACGCCCAATATCCTAATGCTGGTCGCTTATTCGAGCGCCTTAATAAGCCTAAATCTGTTAGTCAAATCGCCATAAATCCTGAGCTTTTTAGCCGTCTAATAAAGCTAAAACACAACCAGTTAGCCGGTGCCAATCTTTGTTTTTTTGGTTCTGACTCTGCAGCTGTAGCAGTAATGGGTGCCCAACGTGAAATCGTCGTCATGATGATGCCAATGCGACTCGATGAATCAGACCGCATCAAACCACCTGAGTTTGTTCATCACTGTGGCCGTCAGCAACCCGCAAAATCGAAACCATCAAACAACACACCAACCGCAGCAGAACAATCAAGCGCCGCGTAAGCACGTTATTCACGAAAGAAGGAGTAGAGCATGTCACAACGTATCGAATGCAGTCGCCGCACCTGCCGCTGGACTGGTAGAGAGTCAGAATTAAGTGAGGTTTTAGACCCTAAATATTCCGCAAAAGCGCTAACTGTTTATAACCGTGTTTGCCCTAAATGTGGCTGCGACTCTTATTACCAATTACCTGAGCCGATCATCACTGAGCGCGTAGAACACGCTAACGCCCTCATCAAAGTGATCGCCGAACATGGCCGTAAATTCTTCGACCATAAAGGCACCATAGCAACCCTAGAACTCGATAAAAACGGCAAGGTTTGGGTGGTTGATGAATATACCAAAGCGCGGGTTTACACCCACTTCAGTGGTACGTGGCGAGGGTTTCACCATGGCGGAACATTACGCGATTTGGTTTGTGCCATGCGTGACTACATCACCAAAGGTACTTTGATTCACATCGACTGGATAGCGCCTACCCGCCGCAACCCTGATAACGGCGACATTTGGGGCTATGGCAAAGAAGCAGCTGCCGCTGTTCGTGCCGCAGCTGCACAACTGCCCATCATCAAGCAAGGAGAGCAAGCATGAGCCAATTATTCTACCTGCGCGATTCGCGCTCTAACGTTGGCAGTACTTGCATGTTTTGGGCAGACCGAGGCGGCTACACCAGTAACCTCGATCTTGCTGAAGCTTTTACGCTTGAAGAAGCACAGCGCCTCTTCAAAATCCGTCACACTGACGTTCCGCTTTGCAAAGAGTTTGTGGATGAATTGGCAACCGTGCGCGTTGATCATCAGTACCTAGTGGATTCTGGCGAAAAGTCAGACTGCCATGAATACGTTATTTGTATTAATGGCGACTGGGATGGCAACGATGTTTATTGGCTATCTCAATTTGGCTTTAGCGATATTAACTACAACACAGCGACGATATTTAGTTATCAAGATGCACTAGATATTCAGTCGCTTGGGGTTGGCATTAACACCACTATCTACGCCAAGCCGGATATCGACGCCATCGCGCGCCGTACTTTTCAAGCCACCAAGGTCAACGAACGCCGCATGATCACCGCTGCAGGCATTCGCAAACCTAAGCGCCCACGCACTCGCCAAACCACAGGTAAAACTCGCGGTAACTGCCCACATTGCGGCTGTATCACTTGGGGATTTAATCCTTACGAAAACTATAGCTGCGCTGAGCAATACAGTGAACGCAATGGCCTTAGCTTTGTTGTCTCGGATACCTGCGAAGATTTGAAAGCGAGCAAGGCAAGGAGAAAGCAAACCAAGATTAAAGGAGAAAGGACATGCTAACCCTATCCCCTCCCGATTTTGAAGAAATCGAGGTAGTGAAAGGCTACCAAATTACCTGCACCAGCTGCACTAAAACGCACTTCATTCCACGCAAGAGCCTAAACGTACTGGCAGATATTACCGAAGGCCTAAGCCAGTCAGGTTGGCAAAAGGCCATCAACGACAATGAATACTTTGTCTGCGTGTGCCCCAAATGCGTGAATGAACTCAAAGAAAACGAACTAGAACAGGGAGAAGCATGATGGATATGTGTTACTCAATGCCCGCTGTGGTGGGCGTACAAGGCGGTAAAGTGTTTTACACCGTGATCATGTCAATGCGTGTGCTGGTTCGTATGTTACGCATTGACGATGCCGGCAGTGTGCTCGACCGAAGCCAACGCAAAGTTAACCCAGCCCGTGCTAAATCCATTGGCAATTACATGGTAACGAATCCAACGGGGTATTTTCTGCCAGGCATTATCGGCGTGGTTGAAGTGCCAACAGGCGGCGATGCGCCAAAGTTCGAAGCGTCCGAAATCAGCGGCGTGGTTGGTGTATTAAAAATCGGCCTTGATTCGATTATCAAACTGTTCGATGGCCAGCACCGCGCCACAGGTATCGCAAAGGCACTCGAAAAATCACCGGAGCTGTCGCAAGACTCAATCTCTATCACCCTGTACATGAATTTATCGCTGCAAGAACGCCAGCAAGCGTTTACCGATATAAACCAAAATGCCAGCAAACCGCCTCAAGGTTTGTCAGATACCTATAACCACAGGGATGAGTTATCAAAGCTCACCATGGATATAGTGAACCAAATCGACTGGATGCAAGGCCGTGTTGATTTTGCGACAAACAAACCTACTGCACAGAGCGAGTGCTATTGGTCCTTTAAACAAATTAAGGACGCCACGGCCATCATGCTCGGCACCAAGAAAAACTTTGAACCCTTTCACACCACCCTTGCCTATGACTTTTGGAACACCATGGGCGCAGCAATGGAGCTCCAATCAATTGGCAGTAAAGAGCGCGAAACCAGCTTATTTACCAGCACGGTAATGCTTAAAGCACTGGCGAGCGCCGCAAACGTGGCTGAGTCAATCGGCCAAAGACACTGGCGCTACGCTTACCAAAATCTCGTTTGGACCCGCAACAGCCAAGACTTCACAGGCCGCTGCATTTGCTCCAAAACAGGCAAGCTACTCGCGAACGCCGATGCCGTGATGCTCACATCAAACCTTATTCTAAAAACAATGCAGCAAAAGCTCGACCCAGTTCGCGCCAGCGTTGAAATAACCTATTTCCCAGAGGTAGCGGCATGAACCAACAACTAACCCCAAAGCAAATTGCAGCAAGGGCTTACTACCAAGCGCATAAGGAAAGTATCAAAGCGCAAAAACGCGCTAAATATGCACCTAAAGCACGAAAGCCAAGAGTGATGAAAGTCGCCAACTCATCTACCACACCGCCATCAATAGTTGCACCTAAAAAACAAGCAGTACGATTTCAGCAGGAAAAGGAACCTGTAATTCAGTCTGTGAGGATATCGTCTGAAGATAAAGTTCGCTTGGATAAACGCCGCCGCATCGAGAATATCAAACTAGCCAAAGAGTTGGGCTTAAGCATTGAGGATTTTTAATGATGAGCCAATTTAACTACATCAAACAGCATTACGCTGTTCCAGCAGAAATAGGTCGCTTAGTTAAAGTGAATGGCCGCGCTGGCGTGATCATCAAAGATTGCGGTCATCACCTTGGTGTTAATTTTGACGACGATAAGCCAGGCGTTATTCGTCATTGCCACCCAACTTGGGAAGTTGAATACGGCGAGATTGGCAGTATCCGCAAACAGACAAAATCACAGGCGCGTTATCAACGCTATCTAGAGTACGGCGATCGCTTTGATAACTTCATTGATTATTGTCACTGGGATGCAAGTAAAAATCGCTCATGGAACGGAGGTGCAGCATGAACCTTCTCCTTGCAGGCTTTGAATCACCAAAGCGCATAGAGCTGATGCTGTCACTGACCAAAATCAGCTCAGACAACCTAATCAAAGCACTGATGTTGCACTACACCGTCACCTATCTGGAAAGCGCACCTTGGCGAGCAGCAATAAAGCACGATGTTCAGTTATCGAACTTCGTGCGCGGACAAGAACGCCTTGAAGAAGTGGCCGCAATTATCGAAGCCATCAAAGAAATCGACTGGGAAAAGCATCTTGCCAAGTTAGCCGCTGCCAATGTTCGGATCGTTGAACTCGAACAGTTGGTAAGCATGGCCGCGAACTATCTGCATGCAATCGGAATGAACGAAGAGCTCGAGCAGCAACTTAGCGCTGCTATCAGTGATTCAAAGGAGCAAGCGGCATGAGCAAAAAATATCAGCTGATATACGCCGATCCACCATGGGCATTTAGCAACCAGAACACGGGCGGGTCAATGAAATCAAGCGCCCAAGCCAAGTACACCGTCACAAGCGCTGAGGACTTAAACCGCCTCGATGTGGGCAGTATTGCCGATGATAACTGTGTGCTAGTGATGTGGTACGTGGGCGCCATGCCACAGGATGCCATTGATCTGGTTAAAAGCTGGGGATTCACCCTTAAAAACATGAATGGCTTTGTATGGAACAAGCTAACAGTGAACAACAATCCATTCTTTGGTATGGGGTTTTGGTCCCGTGCAGGTAGTGAATCGGCAATCATCGCAGTAAAAGGAAAGCCAACACCCGCATGCCGCAGCGTTCGCGCAGTAGGTAATTATGATCCAGAAAGCCTTGATGAAGTGCTCGCACACCTCTGCTACGTAGGCGCATATCAAAACATTCGCCACAGCCAAAAGCCTGATGAATTTCGTGATAAATGCGTTGAGCTAATGGGTGATGTTCCTCGTCTTGAAATGTTCGCCAGAACAAAAACTAAAGGCTGGGATGTGTTTGGTAACGAGGTAAAAGGATCGATTGATATCCCGCTCAAATCAGCTGATCAGGTTGACACCATTCAACCAAAACAGACCAGAAAGAAACGAAATCAAGCTAAGCAGCTCGATATCGAAGATCAAATCGCGCGGGATAGCACAGCTTCAAACAGCGTATGGCCGATTGAAGTGCTTAACATTGCAAAAGAAGTATTCGCGCTTTGCGGCATAAAGGAAACCACTGAAATCCAATTCCAAGAACTCTGCGAAGAAGTAAACAGACAACGATTAGAGGGTAATTCCACCGACTCAATCATTGACGACTTAGTAATGAACATGCCAATGGAGGCAGCATGAACCAACGTCTACATAAATTAGCTGCAATCGAAGCAGAGAAAGAGCTTCAGAACGCTTATGGTGCGCTATTCCTGCCAGATGGTGACACTCCTGATCTAGAAAAAGCTGAGAAACACCTGAAAGTTGTTCATGAATGGTTATTGGCGTTAAAAAGTGAAGGGGGCTACTAACTATGGGCTTAATCGTAGAAAACTTCGCGGGTGGTGGCGGTGCTTCCACTGGCATGGGCTGGGCGCTTGGTCGTAGTGTTGATGTTGCTATTAATCATTGCTTTGATGCGCTTGCAATGCACATAGCGAATCACCCGAACACATTGCACTATTGCGAGTCGGTATTTGATATTGACCCAGTGCAAGCAACTGCAGGTAAGCCGGTGGATTTAGCGTGGTTCTCACCCGACTGCACACATTTCAGTAAAGCCAAAGGCAGCAAGCCTGTTAAAAAAGAAATACGCGGCTTAGCGTGGGTAACGGTTCGCTGGGCGATGAAAGTACGCCCTCGCGTGATGATGCTTGAGAATGTCGAGGAATTTAAAACGTGGGGGCCGTTAATTCAATGCCCGGTAACGGATGCAATGCACCCCTGCCCTGAGCGCAAAGGCGAAACCTTTAACGCCTTTGTCAGCATGTTAAGCACAGGCATAGATGCAGATCACCCCGCACTTGCCGAATGTGTTGAAACCTTAGGCTTGCTCGATACCGCCAAACTGATTAAAGGGCTGGGTTATAAGGTCGAGTGGCGCGAGCTACGGGCCTGTGACTACGGCGCACCGACAATCCGTAAGCGACTATTCATGATCGCCCGTTGTGATGGTCAGCCAATCGTTTGGCCTGAGCCAACTCACGGCGCACCGGATAGCGAAGCGGTTAAATCGGGCAAGCTGCTACCGTGGCGCACAGCTGCTGAATGCATAGACTGGTCACTGCCATGCAAATCAATATTTGGTCGTAAAAAGCCACTGGCTGAAAACACCATGAAGCGCATTGCCAAAGGTATTCAGCGCTTTGTGATTGATGCCAAAGAGCCGTTTATTGTGCCGCAAAACGTCACATTAGCGCCTTTCATCACCGAGCACGCTAACTCCAGCAATCAACGCAATATGCCCGTTAACGAGCCCTTGCGCACGATATGCGCCCAAGTCAAAGGCGGTCACTTTGCAGTGGTTCAACCTGTGATCGAGAAAGTTAACGAAACTATCCCAACTTTCACAGAATGGTTTGCCAAAACTAAGAATTTTGGTGGTAGCTATGAGGAATACGTAAAGCTTTACGGAGATGATGAATTACTTGAGCCACGCACCGCCGCCAATATCTGCAAGCATTACGGCGGTAATTACACAGGACCAGGTGATGACCTAAACAACCCTTTGCCGACAGTGACAACAGTTGATCACAACGCGCTGATCACCAGCCACATGATAAAGCTGCGCGGTACTAACATCGGTTTCCCGATGGACGAACCCGCACACACGATCACCGCTGGCGGCTTACACCTCGGCGAAGTGCGCGCGTTCTTCATCAAATACTACGGCAACGAACAAGACGGCGTGGCATGTAACGAACCACTGCACACTATCACCACCAATGACCGCTTTGGCCTAGTGATGATCAAGGGTGAACCCTATCAAATAATCGATATCGGTATGCGCATGCTCGAACCCCATGAGCTATTCGCCTGCCAAGGTTTCACCCCTGACTACATCATCAACAACTACAACGGCAAATCGACCAAAAAGCAGCAAGTCGCCCGTGTTGGCAACAGCGTACCGCCGCAATTTGCCGAAGCACTCACCCGCGCAAATCTCCCCGAACTTTGCACTCAAACCGCCGAAGCGGCATAGGAGACAGTATGAAATTCAATACAGAAACAGTTGGTCGTGATGAGTATGGTGATTATCAGCACTCACAACTTCCAAATTTTGACGGTGCCGAATGCATTTCTAAGGATGCGATTGAGCAGTGGCAAGCTGAAATGGATTTTCAGTTAGTTATTAACCGGATGGATACCGAAATCACTGAAGATCATCCGGCATGGATTCATTATTTTGAAAATGGTGATGCTGGTTTTGGTGAGTGGAATCCAGAAGCGCCTAGTGCCGATGCCATTCTTTTATCAATTCACGATACCGAAGATGGCCCTGTTGCTTGGTGGGCTGTAGAACGCACCAAGGAAGCGGCATGAAGCAATCAAAAGTAATCCGTGATGCCTTGCGGAAATGGTACAAGGCACCCAAAGAAACCTCAGGAAGCTGTCAACATTTCCTGAAAAAATTAGCAGAAGATTTAGCAAAGGAAGGTAAGTGATGACAACTAAACGCAGAGTGTTTTTAGACGGCAACGGCTCAAGCCAAATCAATGTTGAAGGTCTTGGTGCTTACGTTCCTGCCACTGATCTACTCGATGTTAAACAAAAACTGGGTACCGAGATTCAGCAATTGAAAGACCAATTAAACGCGATGAAAGTTGATCTAGAAATTTTAGATCATGGGATGCCAATTAATAGAATTGCCGCGAAACAATTTGATTGGGTTGAGCGAATGGGCTGGCATAACAAAACAGTTTTAGAGGCTCTAGCACTTATAGCCTCAGAAGTTGGCGAAGCAGTGAACGAATGTCGCGGTGAAGCACCTTCAGACTGTTTTGGGACTGAACTAGCCGACATCATTCTAAGAGTTACTGATCTGGCTCATTGGCAAGGTATCGACCTTGGTAAAACCATTGCCAATAAAATGGCGATTAACGAACAGCGTGGCACTCGCGGCAGACGCATCTAATGAGGGTGGTGAGTAATGGCGGCAAAAGTTAATTTCGTGGAAGAAAACAAAAACTTCCCTATAGAAATTGAATTGAAAGGTGAAGCGCTTTGGTTCACTAAAAAGGCGGCAATTGAATTAAACAAGAAACTTGATTCTGCAATTGCCTTAATGCTTGAACATGAGGCCATGAGCAATAAGGATGGTGAGTGATGAAAGGCGATGATGATGGTTATGACTATATATTGATCGCAGCAATATGTTGCTGTGTTTTAGCAATATGGGCAGGTGCATGATGATTAAAGGTTACTGGTGTACAAAAGACATCACCGAGCGGTTTAGATGCACTAGCCGCACCATTTACCGCTGGATGGAAAAACCACAACATCCATTTCCAAAACCACGGATGCTAGCGGCAGGCAGTCAAAACTTGTGGGCCATCGATGATGTAGAAGCGTGGGAGACTCAAGCAGCAAACCACCAAACAAATAACAGCCAAGCCGCTTAACATCCCCCCTATCATTCTGTATATCGTTACAACTCACTTCCAATAATATCGCACAATCTATGATACCAAGCGGTATATGCTGCCGCTTGGGTTTTTAAATATAAATTGTGATCATACACGCCTTGAATGCCTGGCAACTTATGCCCGAGCATCACCTCTGCAGTCCTTTCATCTGTCAAATCTGAAAAGTTAGTGCGCGCAGTTTTACGTAAATCATGGATAGACCAATGCGTGATGCCGCATTCATGATGCTTATTTATCCAATTATTGATGACGTTCACTATAGATAAATGCGATGTCGACGCTAACGGCTTGACTTCACTATCAGGCTTTTCGCTGAAAGAATCTGCCGACCCAAATAAAAATTTACCTGAGCTTAATAGAAAAGCCTCTTTCAGTAGAGGCACAATTTCAGGCACGATAGGCCTGACAATTTGGTTGCCACTATAACCAGTTTTATGGTTTTCAGCCGGAACAGTCCAGACCATTTTATCAAAATCAAAATGTGACTTTTCAGCTAGGCGCAGTTCACCTGTGCGACAAGCGAAGAACAGGTGGAGCTTGATAAAGACTTTGTTTTTAGGTGCAACTCTTGAGCGTCTAAGCGCATCCCAAAGCAAGACGATTTCATCATTACTCAGCGAACGCTTGCCAACACGCTTAACGACATGAAGATCTTCTCTAGCACTAATGTCAGATAAAGTGTTATCGCTGATTAGCCGCATTCTAACACCCCAGCCAAGCATTTTTTTGGCATTGGCCAATATACTTGCGGCCACTGCTGGCGTTCCCTTCGCGATGTCATCAAGCACAGTAAGCCATGTATGTAATTTAGTGTCCTGTACTAACATCATGCCAATTCGAGGTAATAAGTGAATTTCAAAGCTACGTAATACCTGCTTGTGGCACTTTTCATTTCTGATTTTTTTTGCACTATGCCAACGATAAAACAAGTCGCTGATCGTTGGTGCATTTTCAATTTCAATCCGATCGTTAATTTTAACTAATTTAGGATCATAACCTTTCTCTAGCTCACCTTTTAAACGTAAGCATTCCGTCCGGGCGGACTTTAATGAAGTCGCAGGGTAAGAACCGAGATCAAGCCGTGATGCTTTGCCAATATATCGATAGCGCAATTGAAATGTAAGTTTGCCTTTGGGTGACACTCTCACACTTAAGCCATCACGATCGGCCTTCTCATAAGCCTTGTCGATCTCCTTGCCGGAGTTAGCTTTTAGCCATGAATCTGACAGCGCCATAAACCCTCTTTGTGTACAAATTTTTTTAGCCTGATCGGCTATCGGTGTACATAGTGTAAATTTGCACACAAATTTGTACAAGTTTTGCTTGTCTTATGTCGAGTTTGAATGTCTTAGTTTGTCGCAGTGATTTGACGCATAACGAGGACTTTAAAGGGTTTTATACTAGCGAATGTCTTGATAAATCTTTGTTTGTCGCGGTATCAGTGATTGATATCTAAAAGAATCGACTCCAAACGATCTTTTATCATTTCAGGGAGTCGACGTTGAGCTTCCGTTACTGCCAAACTAATTGCTTGTAAATAGGCAGTTTCATCCGCGTT